GCGATCATGGCGGCGGACCAGCCGGAGCGGTACAGGGAAAATATATCACGGACGACGGCGGCCTCCTCCGGCTGGATGATATAGCGGCCTTCCGAATCGGAAGTATAGCCGAAGGTATGCGTCCCGTTATACATGCACCGGCGGGCATTGTCCGCCATGCCGCGGAGGACGTTTTCCGAAAGCTGGCGGGAATACCATTCCGCGGTCGCCTCCAGCATTCCCTCCAGGAGAACGCCGGCGGATCCTTCCGGAATGGGTTCCATCGCATAGAGAACCTTGACGCCGAAACGGCGCAGGCGGCCCTTGAACAGGGCGGACTCTTCCCGGTTCCGGCCGAAGCGGTCCACCTTCCAGCAGATAATGCTATCAAAGGTGCCGGAATCCGCGGAGGCCATCATGGACTGGAACGCGGTCCGGGCGGAAACATGCCGGAAACCGGACTTTGCGTGATCCGCGTATTCATGCACAAGGGTGTACCCTTCACGCTTCGCAAAGGCGCGGATGTCCGCCAGCTGCTGTTCGATGGAAACGTCACGCTGGCCGGCGGAGGAATAGCGAGCATAAGCGACAGCCGTCCGCGGGGCGCAGGTGGGGGTGGTGTTCTTTTTCATAAATCTGACTCGTCAAGGATTTCAAAATAGTAATATCCGGAATCATGGAAAAAACGGACGTACATTGTGCCGTCTGCTTCCATCTGGCGCTGATAGGAAAGATTTCTTTCCTGGCAGTTGTTTTCATAGTACAAAGTAAGGATTTCGGAAACAAAATAATAAGAAGTATCAAGAGTAAAGACTTTAGGCGAAAAGAGAGAAATACAGCGGCAGCTGATGGCGATAAGCGGCAGCAGGTCGTCCTTTTTGTCGCAATAGATCTGGATCCGGTCAAGACCGCAGGACGTAGACTGAATGGATGACTGGGGATCCGAGGATTCAAGCAAAATCGTGACGCCGGATTTACTGTCAGCACCAAACCATGCAACGCCGTATTTATCCCATAAGGTCCACTGATAAGGTTTTTCAATTAATTTCAGAGGAGAACCGAGAGGAGAAGCAATCGCATTATACTGATTGATGAAATCGTCCATTGTCATGTTCATTTTCGGCTGATAGGACGATTCCGAAAACGCGGAGGGACAGGAAAGCACCAGGGCGAGGATCATAAACAGCGCAAAACATTTTTTCACGGTTATGCCTCCTTTATTCTTCATAGCCGTCCATATAGGAACCGAAATCCGCCAGGGCGGAGCCGTCCGTCAGAGTGGCGTTCCGATAATATTCTATAAAATTGACGATATAATCCATAAACTGATCACGGACGAGGCGGTTCAGCTTTACGGGGACCGAAACGGCCGGAATCCGTCGCATACAGGAAAGACAGTAATCAAAGCAGCCGGTCAGGTTTCCGAGCATTTCGGTGGTGATCCGGAGGCCGGCGGCCTGGAACGCGTGGATCATCGGACGGGGGCATAATAAATGATTCGCAAACGCTTTTGCCTCCTCATTCCGAACGTCTTCCGGAAGGGTTCCGTCATGGCCGAGAATGATGTGGCCCAGCTCCCGGGCGAGGGACCGCTGAACAAAGACCTGGGAAAGCTGCTGATTATAGGTCACAATATATTGCGGTTTTCCGTCCTTCATGTTCACGGTGGTGAAGGCGTCCTGGTTTCCGTCGCCGAACATGGAGATCACGCAGCGGCGATCCTGATCTATGTGGTTGGAAATGGACTGATAGGAAAAAACGAGGACGCCGGGTGTATTCTTCAAGATTGGGAGAGCAGAAACGGGCGCGGAATTAATGCCGAATTTGATGAGGGTTTCCGTGGCCGTGATGGCGGCCTTCTGATAATCAGGGGTCATTTTTCATTCTCCTTTTCTGTATCGAAATAATCAGCGTACTGGGTAAACATGGCTTTCATGACGTTCTTCGCCTGTTCGATCTGTTCCGGGGAAAGTTTATTCAGCCCGCGGATCAGCAGGCGGATGTCGTCGTTCTTCGGCTGATCATCCGGAACAGGTTCAGAAGATGACGCGCCCAGATCGACAGGAGCATCATCGTCCAGAAGCTCAAACAGACGCTGGACGGAAATATCCATTCCGTCGGCGAGCTTTTTGTACTGCTCCAGGTTCGGAATTAGCGGGCGGCCGGTTTTCGGATTCTTTTCGTTTTCGATAAACGAAATATATGTGTTTGAAAGATCACATTTCCGGGAAAATTCGCGCTGAGATATGTTCATTTTTTGCCGGTAATCAATGATCAATTCGCTGAGCTTCATTAGATACGCCTCCTTGTAAAGAGCATTTTACACGATAAAAATAAATTTGTAAAGTAGGCTTGACAAGCGAAAAGGAAAAGAGTATTTTATTCGTGTAAAGCCGGTTTGACAGAGGAGGGAAAACAAAATATGGGATACCGGGTAAAGGAAATCCGCGAGCAGCGAAACATGACCCAGGAGGAGCTGGAGCGCCGGAGCGGCGTGAGCAGACAGACAATTTCGGCCATTGAGAACGACAAGGTCAGAGCGGAAGAGGTAAAAGTCGGAACGCTGCTGGCCCTGGCGTCCGCATTGGACACGACGATTGACTGCCTTTTTTTTGAGAAGGCCGTTTAACCGACTAAACAGGGAGGAGGATGGAACAGACGAAAGACAAAGCATGGCAGATCGAGATCCTGTACAGGGGAAAGTGGCGGAAGCTCTGGGAGAGCGACAGCTATAAAGAGCTTGCGGAGTATGAGAGATCTGCAAAGAACGAAGAACTGAGGATTGAGCCGACAGGCAAGAAAGGAAGCAAGGAAGCATGAACAAAATCGAAATGATCCCGGTGGAGCGGCTACACCACCACCCGGAAAATCCGCGGAAGGACCTGGGCGACCTGACGGAATTGGCGGAAAGCATAAAGAAGAACGGCGTGATGCAAAACCTGACGGTGGTGAAGGCACCGGAGGGCGAAACCGGGTACATGGTCGTGATCGGAAGCCGGCGGATGGAAGCGGCGAAGATGGCCGAGGTGGCCACGGTGCCGTGTGTGATCAGTGACATGGATCACCGGACGCAGATCGCCACGATGTTGGAAGAGAACATGCAGCGGGCGGATCTGACAGTATACGAACAGGCCCAAGGGTTTCAGATGATGATGGATCTGGGATTCAAGCCGGAGGAGATCAGCGAAAAGACCGGATTCAGCGAGACGACGGTGAGGCGCCGGCTGAAGATGGCGGAGCTGGACAAGGGTATTTTCCAGAAGGCGGTCGGGAAGCAGATCACGATGGATGATCTGGACCGGCTGGGCCAGCTGGAGAGCGTAAAGGAACGGAACGCGATCCTGAAGGAGTACGGCGAGAACAATTTCGACTGGAAACTGAACCGGGCGATCAAGGTGCAGAAGGCCGGCAAGGTGCGGAAAGCGGCGCACAGGATGCTGCAGGAGGCCGGGGTCGAAAAGGTGCCGGTGAAGGATAACTATTCAATTTACAGCGGAGGCTATGAAAAGCTGTACAACAAGACCTGCGAACTGGACAAGTGGGACGGGAAAAAGAACTTCATCCCGAAGACAAAGAAGGAAGAGGGGAAGCTGTTCTACACGGAGGACGATACGGACATCTGCTTCTTTGTAAAAAAGAAAAAGCAGAAGGCCGAGCCGGTAAAGAAAAGCGAGAAGGAACTGGCGGAAGATAAAAAGCGGGACCTGGCCTGGAAGACGGTGGAGAGGGCAGCGGAAACAGCGGCGGAGCTGCGGGAAGCATTCGCGGCCGGGATGACGGTCAGCCCGAAGAACGCCATGCGGATGATGCAATGGGCGCTGGTGGCGGCCTATACGGCGATGGCAACGTACAGTACGCCGACAAACACGATCAAAGCCAAGCTGGGGATGGAGGGTGTTTATGACATACCAAAAATCATCCAGGGAGTAAAGGAAAAGATCATGGACATGCCGCAGAGCCGGTGGCCGGAGATGATCCTGATCATGTTTGAAGGGGACTGGCGCGGCAACAAAACAAAGCCGCCGAAATTTGCGGACGGTTCGCGGAGCTATCAGTTCCCGCAGTTCAAAAAAGACACAAAAATGGAACTTTGCTATGAGTGGCTGACGGAATTCGGCTACCAGATGAGCACGGAAGAAATCGAAATGATGGCCGGCACGCATGAAGTGTTTCAGGAGGTAATGGCATGAACGGAGACAGCTTCAAAAGGTGCCGGATCTGCGGGAAGAAGATCGGCATCATCACACAGGGGATATACCGGAAGGTCGTCGTGGACGTGGATCCGGTGGAAGTGATCGCGGACGCGGACGGGATGACATTCATCCGGATCGACGGAAGCAAGGTAACAGCGCGGGAGGCAACCAGATTTGACGACAACGCGCTGGAAGCGGAATGGGCGTACAGGCCGCACCGGCGGAGCTGCGAGGTGCGGGGATGAAGTGTAAAGACTGCGCGGAGGGTAAGCGACATACACGGAACGGCCACGGATGCGTGCAGTGCATCCTGTACGGGATGATCCTGCTGGAGGACCACGAATGCACCAGGAAAGGAGCGAAACGCCGTGAAAGAGACGAGGATCAGCGCGATGAGGGTGAAGACGAAACCGAAATACAGCGCGACGGCTGCGGCGCTGCTTGAGAGGTGCCGGGAGTTTTATCAGGATCCGGAGAACGAAAAGGCTTTCCGGGAGTGGAAGGCCGGGAAGGAAGCAAAATGAGCAGGAAGACATTCAGGATTTTATTCAGCATTCTGGCGGCGGTCATCATCGCGCTGATTGTGATGAACATCAGCCTGGACAATGAAAAGACCTGGGACGTCTGCTATGAGATGGCCAACAAACACATAGAATACCGGGGCGGTGTGGTATGAAGCCGACGTGTCCGGTATGTGGGAAGTCTTTCTGGTGCGATTATCCGAACCAGTGGGCGTACAAGCGCGGGAATCAGTATATCTGCAGCTGGAGCTGCATAAGAGAATTCGACAGAAAGGAAGCAAGTGAAAAAGTGTACAGGAAGATTAAAAAGGACGGGACGCCGGCGAAACCGACGGGGAAGAAGAAGCCGGCGGAGGAGCCGAAGGTGGAGCTGGTATACGATCCGGAGATCGCGGAGGAATACCGGCGGGAGCAGGAACAGAAAAAAGCGGGAGAGCTTGTGGATGAAATAAACCGACCGAAGATTTTCCGGGAAATTGAAATAAAGCCGCTGCAGGTGTGCGCTGTGAAGAGCCGGGCAAAGGAAGGCGCGTGGTTTACGATAGCAGACAACGGAGGCATGTATCTGAGCAACAGCGCGCCGTGGCTGCTTACAAAGGAAGAATGGGAGTTGTTCAGCGTGGAAATCATGGTAGCGCTGGCACAGCTGGAGATAAAGAAATAATAAACAAAACAGAAAGGAAGCAAAGACAATGGCAAAGGGAGCAATCATTACGGAAAAGGTTTTTTCGTCGATCATCATCCTGCACGAGGCGAATCCGGAGCTGAACAACAAGCAGATCAGCGCGGTGTTCAAGGTGGACGAAAGCACGGTCGGCAAGATGATCCGCTGCGGGACCTGGGAGAATTGCGAAGCCTTCAAAAAGGAAAAGGCGGAGAAGCAACAGCAGCGTGAAAAAGCAAAGAAGACGGAGGATCAAACGGCAGAGGAACAGGAGGTCGGTCAGATTGAGATGGATCTGAGAAGCACAAAGGCCGTTATTAATCCGGAAATGCTGCCATATGAATTCGATCAGACAAAACTGATGCGGTTCCAGGCCGCACAGGTGGACAAACTGATAGTGAAAATTGACAGGCTGAACGACACGATGAGCATGATTCTGAGGGCGGTGAGAAAAGAATGAAAGAGAAAAAGCAGGAACCGGCGGAACCGGAGATTGAGGGCGGCGGCTGGAACTGGTGGTATGTATGCCCTGACTGCCACGGCGCGATTGATCCGGAAGAAGAAAAATGCAGACACTGCGGGAGGGAAATCAAATGGATCAAACCTGTGTAAAGCGGCCGTTTTTCAGCGTAATCGTGCCGGAACACAACAGCGCGGAATTCATGCGGCGGGGCCTGGATTCCATCAAAGCGCAGACATTCAAGGATTATGAGCTGATTATCGTATGCGACAGATGCACGGACCGGACGGCGGAGATTGCGCGGGAATACAGCGAAAAGGTGTTTGAAATTGATGCCGGGTGCTGCGCTGCGGCCCGGAACAAAGGCCTGAACGAGGCGGAGGGAAGCTGGATCCTGTTCATGGATGACGACGACTGGTGGAGCGACGACATGGCCTTCCGCCGGATCGTGCAGAAGATCCTGGACGGGGATCAGGATTTCGACATTCTGGCATTCGGTTTCTACTGGCAGAACATCGGATACAGGTACAACAGCGAGGAGCGGCTGTATACGGCGGTGTGGAACAAGGCCTGGAAAAGGGAATTTATTGCGCGGATCGGGGCGCGGTTCCCGCTATGGAAACACAGCGACGACGAGGGATTCAGCCGGATTACGCACCACCGGGCGCGAATCCGGTTCATGAACGAGAGCCTGTATTATTACAACTTTATGCGGCCGGGCAGCCTGACGTGGCAGATTGAGAACAAGCTGATAGACGGGACGATTCCGGAGGAATAAGGAATGAAAATCATGATTGTGTTCGGCACGCGGCCGGAGGCGATCAAAATGTGTCCGCTGGTGAAAGAGCTGAGGAAGCGCCGGGACGCGGAGGTGGTCGTCTGCGTGACAGGCCAGCACAAGGAACAGCTGCAGCAGGTGCTGGACGTGTTCAGGGTGGTGCCGGATTACAACCTGAGGATCATGACGGCCAGGCAAACGCTTTTTGACATCACGCAGGCCGTGCTTGACGAGATCAGGGAAGTGCTGGAGCAGGAAAAGCCGGACGCGGTGCTGGTTCACGGAGACACGACGACGGCGTTTTCCGCGGCGGTGGCGGCCTTTTATATGAAGATTCCGGTGGGCCATGTTGAGGCGGGACTGCGGACGCGGGACCTGGCGGAGCCGTTTCCGGAGGAATTCAACCGGCAGGCGGTGGACGTGATCGCGAAATGGCACTTTGCGCCGACGAAATGCGCGCAGATGAACCTGATCTGCGAGCGGAAGCTGCCCAGCACGATCTGGGTGACGGGAAACACGGGGATTGACGCGCTGCGGACGACAGTGACGGGGGATTTCCGGAATCCGGACCTGTACTGGGTGAACGAAAGCCGGATGGTGCTTTTGACGGCGCACCGGCGGGAAAACCAGGGCGAGCGGATGCGGGGGATGTTCCGGGCGATCCGCCGGGCGGTGGACGAACACGCGGACGTGAAGGTGATTTATCCGGTTCACCTGAATCCGGACGTGACGCGGGTGGCCTGGGAGGAGCTGGGCGGCCATGAGCGGATCCGGCTGAGGGAACCGATGGACGTGATCACCTTCCACAACCTGATGGCGCGGAGCTATCTGATATTGACGGACAGCGGAGGGATCCAGGAGGAAGCGCCGGGCCTGGGAAAACCGGTGCTGGTGCTGCGGGAAAAGACGGAAAGGCCGGAAGGAATCGCGGCGGGGACGCTGAAGCTGGCCGGGACGGGCGAGGAACAGGTATACAGGGAATTCACGCGGCTGCTGGATGACCGGGAAGCATACGAAGAGATGGCGCACGCCGTGAATCCGTACGGAGACGGACACGCCAGCGAACGCATCGTGGACATATTGTTGAGATAAATGACACTTAACGCAGGAAGGTCGGTGAAGTGAATGGACAGGGAGAAGGTTATCCGTCACATAAAAGCAGAAATCGAAATCGCAAAACTCTGCAAAAAAGATTTTGCAAGTGTTGATATTGATATGCTTTCTGATGCTTATGAACTGCTGAAAGAGCAGGAAGCGGTTGAGCCGAGAGTATCGACCGCTGAACAGAGGTGCGGTCATTGCAACTATGTCCTCGAATTGGACGGATGGATAGCGTGTCCGTGGTGTGGAAAGCGTATTGATTGGGAAAGTTGGTGGAGCAAGAATGGAAACCGCTGATATCGTAAGGATTATAGTTGCTGTTCCTATGGCATTGCTTCTGATTGCTTTGCTTATCTTATTGATTGTGCAGATAAAGAATATGTGAAAGGCGGTAACGTGCATGGACAACGATGAACGAAAGGATTGCCCTATAAGATGTGGTAATGGTAATTGCTTATGTATCGGTGGTTTCTGTACTGCCGTAAATGATGAAATATGCAAAGGATTACGAATGGCTTATGAAACTGGTGTTGGTGATGGAAGGATAAAAGTGTATCAAGAAATGTTAGCGGAAGGTCGGTGAAGTGAATGATAAAAGAAATGAGAACAGTAATGGTTTTAGAACATCAAGTACCATCAGTTGAGGATATAGCCGAAGCAATCCTTTGTGCGAGAGAAAACAACTGCCTTGTAAAGATTGAGTGGTGCATACCATATAGTGGCAAGTATAGCCGAGTAGTGAATGGATATAGCGACGTACAAGAAATAAAGAACAGTTTGCCAAAGGTATATGGAGTGTAATTTAAAGGCAATTTTATTCCGGATTAAAGCGCGGCCTGGGAGCGGCCATCCGGACACCATGCGCGGCGGGGACGGGCAGCAGATCTAAAAAACGAGAGGAGGAAGCTCCTGCGGATTTTGAGGACGTGCCGACAGCTGCCGGCCGGTTCAACTCCGGCCACGCGCACCAAAGGGCGAAAGCCTTAATACAGCCAGCCGGGAGCTGATAATCCCGGAGGAATCTTTTCATCATAAAACTGGCAGCCGGAAAGACGGCACAGGACCCGCGGAGGGGCGAGCCTTCCGGAACGGCGGGATGGGTTCCGCATTATGAGGCTTGTAATGAGTATTATCTTTTCGCACATTCAGCAGTCGAAAAAATGACAATGGCAGCCGGAGGGGTCCGGGGAGGGGCGCAGCCTTTCCCCGGTGAGAGGAGCAAGACGGATGGGCTGGGAATACGAAGACCTGTTCAACAACCGGATCACGGGAGACGGAAGTTTCCTGGAGGAGCCGAGTTTCATACAGGTCGGGCGGATGGGATACAGGCGGAGGACCACGGTCAGCGGGCCGCGGATCGACGCGGAGGTTTTCCCTGTATTCGGACGGAACCAGCGCGGGGACCTGAGGCGGGCGAAGAGCCAGATCACCAGGGAAGCGCAGCAGCGGGCGAACGACGAGCGGAGCAGGCTGCACCTGATCCAGCTGGTGGAGGGGAATTTCACGGAGAAGGACGTGGCCATCGGCCTGGACTATGCCGGGAAGGCGCCGACACCGGAGCGGATAGACAAGGACGTGCGGAACTTTATCGCGAGGGTGAAGCGGGCGCGGAAGAAGGCCGGGCTGAGCGAGCTGAAATACATATACGCCATAGGCGGGGACGAAATGCCGGCGGCGGGGTACAGCGGGAAGCGGCCGCATGTTCACATGATCATGAACGGCGGGATTGACCGGGACGAGCTGGAAGCGATCTGGAAGAACGGACGGGCGAACTGTGACAGGCTGCAGCCGAGGGACGAGGGCCTGGGCGGGATTGCAGTGTACTTTACGCGGCAGAAGCAGGACAGGCCGGGAAAGCCGGGCGTGAGGAAATGGCGGGGAAGCCGGAACCTGAAGCAGCCGGTGAGGAGAAGCAGGGACGCGCGAATGCCAAACAACCGGGTGAAGCGAATCGCGAAAGATTTCCGGAATGAGGCGCGGGGTGTGATGGAAAAGCTGTATCCGGGGTATATGCTCCAGGACGTCCAGGTGAGATACAGCGACATTGTTGACGGGGTATATATCAGGTGCGTGCTGAGGAGGAGAAGAACATGAGATACTTGCCGTGCTGGAAGCAGATCGGGATCAGCCAGGACAGGTACAGGGAATTGCTGCATTTCTGCCGGCAGTATCCGGAATGGAAGACTGAAGCAAACAGTTTGCTGGGGATCCGGGCCATCAAGGCGGACGGACTGCCGCACGGAAACGGGAAGAGTGATCCGGTGGCGGCGGCAGCTGAGCGGCGGGAAAAGCTGATTGAGAAGATCAGGATCGTGGACGAGTGCGCGCTGGCCATCGACGGAGGGACCTGGTTCGCGTCAATTATCCAGAATGTTTGCATCGGGAGATCATACGAACAGATGGACCGGGCGCTGATGCCGACATCAGACAAAAATGCGTATTTCAAAAAGCGGCGGAAATTCTTTGAGCTGCTGGACAAAAAGAAAAGTAATTGAATTTCATACTCTGTGGGGAATGATTTCGTGGTAATGTGATAGCGTCGGATAATGTGTAATGGCATTATCCAGGCGCAGGCAGCACGGGATCAGGTGCTGCCGTCTTCATGTTCACATTTCGGAGGGCGGACTGGTATTGCTTCCTTCCAGCACCGCGGGAGGTTCATCCACAGAAAGGCAGAGGCGGGAGCTGATGAACCATTGAACAGATCGAAGGAAGTAGAAAAGTTTTATACAACCTGGACATGGAGAAAATGCAGAAGGGCATATGCTCAGGCAAAGGGGAACCTTTGCGAGCGGTGCCTGAGCAAAGGGATCATTGAGCCAGGAAGCAAAGACAGACCGCTGGAAGTCCATCACAAGATTCCGCTGACGGAATCGAATTTCAGGGATCCGGAGGTTTCGCTGAACTGGAACAATTTGGAACTATTATGTAAAACATGCCACGACACAGAGCGCGACACGAAACCGAAGCGCTGGAGAGTAGACGAAAGCGGAAAGGTTTCCCTGGGAAGGTCCCCCTATGAAAAAGAAAACTTGCGCGGCGGCGCAGGGCTGGGGTGAATAGACAAAAAGCGCGCCGAGGTCGGGCGGGACGCGCGTCCACGGGCGCGCCATGATGAAGAAACGGCCCTGCGGGGGCCGGGAAAACCGCTTCGCGGAGGATCAGAAAGTCGCTGAAATGAGCGGCTTTTTTTGATGGACTTCCGGGGAGATGGGCGGAGGATTCACGGATGAAGGAAGCAGATGTGAAGACCGCCGTGGAGATCGTTGACAGATTGCCGGAGAAGGCCAGGACGATCAGCAAAAAGGCGGCGAAAAAGAGCGCGGGAAGCGGCGCAAAGAAGACAAAGCGGGCGAAGGCCAGGAGCGGGAGCGAAAAGCTGACGCCGGCGGCGCTTTACCGGAAGATGATCGCCTTCGGGAAGATCTACCAGGTCGAAAAGGAGCAGGATTTCATCGAAGCGGCACGGATCTACGCGGAGGAAGCCGGCATGATTGACCAGATGCGGGACAAGATCGCGGAGGACGGTCTGACGGTGGAAAAGACCTACAAGACCGGAAGCGTGGAGGTGGCGCACCCGCTGCTGAGCGAGCTGCCGCGCCATGTGGAGAGCGCGAACAAGTGCCTGGCCACGATCGGAAACATGATCGGCGAGCGGGGCGCGCGGGTGGAAAAAGCCGCGCGGGACCTGGACGCGTTCCGTCTTCACTGACGGCGGGGTGGTCGGGGCGTGAAGACGGAGAACGCGATTACCGCATACTGGGAGGAGATTCAGAGCGGCGGCGTGGTCGTCGGGAAATGGATCCGGCAGCTGTACGACGTCATCATCAGGGGACTGGCGGAAAACCGCTGGTTTTATGACGAGCGGCTGGCACTGAACGCGCTGGGGTTCATACAAAGATACTGCCATCACTACAAGGGCGCGCTGGCCCCGAAGCGGATCCAGCTGAGCCTATGGCAGCGGGCCGCCATCAGCCTGATCTTCGGGATCGTGGACGAAACCGGGAAAAGGCAGTTTACGGAGGTTTTCTGGGTGGTGGGCCGGAAGCAGGGGAAAACGCTGCTGGCCGCATCCATCGCGACCTATATGGCGTATGCTGCGGGCGAATTCGGGAGCGAACTGTACATGTTAGCCCCGAAAATAGATCAATCGGATTTGGTCTATTCGGCCGTTGAATTCAATGTACACGCGGAGCCGGAACTGGACGCCATCACACGCAGCACAAAATACCGCGGGCTGATGATCCAGGAAACGAATACGACGATCAAAAAGCTGGCATTCAGCAGCAAAAAATCAGACGGCTATAACCCGATGTTTTTTGTGGCTGACGAGGTGGCGGCGTGGCCGGGCGTGAACGGCCTGCGGCAGTGGGAGGTCATGGCCTCCGGTACAGGCGCGCGGAAGGAACCGCTGGGCATGGCGATTTCATCCGGCGGGTACGAAAACGAAGGCCTGTATGACGAATTGATGAAGCGGTCCACGGCGTTCCTGATGGGGAACAGCCGGGAGCAGCACATCCTGCCGATCATCTACATGATTGACGATCCGGAGAAATGGAACGACCTGACGGAGCTGAGGAAGGCGCTGCCGGGCCTGGGCGAGAGCGTCAGCGAGGAATTCATCCGGAAAGAGATCGAAACCGCGGAGGAATCGGTCAGCAAGGAAATCGAGGTCAAGGTCAAATACGCGAACCTGAAGCAGGCAATCAGCACCTGCTGGCTGAAGGCGGAGGACATCGAGAAGGCTTTCGGGCATCACAAGAACCTGGAGGAAATCCGCGGGCATTACTGCGTCGGGGGCGTCGACCTTTCCCAGTGCGTGGACCTGACGAGCGCCACAATTATAACAGAAATCGACGGGGTGCTGTGGACGCATTCGCATTTCTGGCTGCCGAACAAGCGACTGGAGGAAGCGACGAAGCGGGACAACATCCCGTACGAAATTTATATCAAAAAGGGATTCCTGAGCCTGAGCGGCGAGGAATTCATCAACAGCGACGACGTGCTGCACTGGTTCATGGACCTGGTGAAGGAATACAAGATCTATCCGCTGATTGTCGGATATGACCGTTGGAGCGCGCAGGAGTTTGTGCAAAAGCTGGAACAGAAGCACTTTAAGACCGACAGCGTGACGCAGGGGTTCAACCTGAGCGGCGTTTCCGACATCTTTGAGGGAATGCTGCGGGAGGGCCGGATCCGCGACATGGACGACAACGACCTGCTGAAGATCCACCTGGCGGACAGCGCGCAGCAGATGGAAAGCAACGCGGATTACGCGCATCCGCGGAAAAAGCTGGTCAAAATATCAAAATACGCGCATGTGGACGGCATGGCGGCAATCCTGGACGCGATGGCAATGAGGCAATTCAAATGGGACCAGCTGGGGCGCCGCCTGATGAACGAGGGAAAGAACCGGACGGCCAGGGATGACGAACGAGGTGAATGACAGATGGGAATGCTTGAGAAGATCTTCGGAAAGCGGGAGCAGCCGGCGGGCCTGAAAAACGCGCAGATCTTCAAGATGCTGGAAGGATATACGCCGGCATGGACGACCTGGCGCGGATCCGTATATGAGAGCGAGCTGATCAGGGCGAGCCTGGACGCCTGGGGGCGCCACGCGGGAAAACTGAAGCCGAACGTGAGGGGAAGCGCGCAGCAGGAGCTGAAGAACCGGCTGAAGGTGAAGCCGAACGCGTTCCAGGAATGGAGCCAGTTTCTCTATCAGACCGCGACAGTGCTGGGCGTGCGAAACAACGCTTTCCTGGTGAAAACACGGGACGAATACGGAAATCCGACGGGCATTATCAACATCATTCCGCAGACGTGGGAACTGGTGGAATATGACGGCGAGCCGTGGATCCGGTTCATCCTGAGCAACAACAAGCGGAGGGCGGAACGCCTGAGCGAGACCGGGATCATGGTCCGGTTCCTGTACAAAAACGAGCTTTTCGGCGAGAGCAACGAAGCAATGAAGCCGGTGCTGGACCTGATCACGATGCAGCGGCAGGGAATCAGCGAAGGAATTAAAAACGGGAACAGTTACCGATTCTGGGCGAAGAGCGACAACTGGGCCAGCGATGAAGACATCGGCGAGGAAATGCAGCGGTTCAACAAATTCACATTCGGCAACAAAAAGACCGCGGGCGGCGTGCTGATCTTCCCGAACACATACGACGACATCCACGAAATGAAGCCAAGCGGGTACACGGTGGACAAGGAACAGCAGGAACATATCAAGTCCAACGTGTTTGATTACTTCTGCGTGAACGAGGACATCCTGCAGAACAAGGCATACGGCGACGCCTGGCTGGCGTTTTATGAGGGTTTTGTCGAATGGTACGCCCTGCAACTGGGCGAGGTATGCAGCGGAATGATCTATACGCTGCGTGAGCGCGCCTCGTACGACAACCAGGTGTTTTTCACCAGCAACCGGCTGCAGTACATGAGCAACGCCGACAAACTGAACGCGGTGACGCAGCTGGGCGACAGGGGACTGGCCACGCGGAACGAACTGCGGGAGATCCTGAACCTGGAGCCGCTGCCGGCACCGTTCGGGGATCAGATCCCGGCGCGGGGTGAATACTATGACGTGACAAATCCGCCGGCGACGAAAACGGGGGGAGATCCTTCAGCTGCGCCTCAGGATGACAACAAGGGAGGGAATGAAAATGCCGGTGAAGTTTGATAAAAGGGAATACCGGAAAATCGACATCCGGAACATCGAAACGAGGAAAGACGACGACGGCGAAATGATCGTCGAAGGATACGCCACGACATTCAATCAGCCGTACACGCTGGTGGAAAACGACCGGGGCATTATGGACGAGCAGGTGGACCGGAACGCGTTCGCGGAGACGGACCTGAGCGACGTGATCATGCAGTACGACCACGAAGGCCGGGTGTTCGCCAGGACGCGAAACAACACGCTGGAGATCACGCCGGACGAACACGGGCTGAAGATCAGGGCGTTCCTGGGCGGAACGGAGATCGGCCGGCAGCTGTATGAAGAGATTTCCGGCGGGTACACGGACCGGATGAGCTTCGGGTTCACGGTGGCCGGAGAGGACAACCAGCGGGGAAAGGCGGAGGACGGAAGGGTGAAGATCCTCCGGACGATCACGAAAATCGGAAAACTGTTTGATGTTTCCGCCGTGTCGCTGCCAGCCAACGACGCGACTGAAATAAGCGCGCGCACCATCGGCGACGGATTGATCGCTGAGGCCGAGAAGGAGATTCAGGCCGAGGAAGAACGCGAACGCGCGGAAAAGGCCGAAGCGGAGCGGCGGAGTGCCGCACTGGAGAGGCTGAATAATCTTATTAAGGGGGTCAAACACGATGAAGTTTGACGAAATGACCGTGGAGGAGCTGGAAACCAGGCAGGCGGAAATCGCCGGCATGGAAACGGAAGGCGTGGCCACGGAGGAGATTGAGCAGCGGGCGCTTGATCTGGAGGCCATCAAGGCCGAACTGGAAACCCGCAAGCAGAAGGCCGCCGAAGAGGCGGAAACCAGGAAAAAGATTGCCGACGGAATGATCGGCGAAACCAAAGAAGAACATCAGGAGGAAAAGAAAATGGATGTGAATGAAATCCGCTCCAGCAAAGCGTATGTGGACGCTTTCGCGAACTATCTGGTCAACGGCGACGACAAGGAATGCCGCGCCCTGCTGACCGAAAACGCGGCGAACAACGGCCAGCTGCCTGTTCCCGTAATCGTGGACGGCATTATCCGGACCGCGTGGGAAGAGGACGCCATCCTCAGCCGCGTCCGCAAGACCAATTTCCGCGGGAATGTGAAAGTCGCCTTTGAGCGCGCTGCCGATCCCGCCTACGAACACGGCGAGGGTACCACGGCCATTACCGAGGAAGACCTGACCCTGGGCGTGGTGACCATGATCCCGAAGATGATCAAGAAATACGTCCGCATTTCCGACGAAATCGTCGCGATGGGCGGCGAGGCGCTGGTCAGCTATGTATATACCGAACTGGCGCACCAGATCATCAAGCTGCTGAGCAGCCTGGTCATCGGCGACATCAAGGGCGCCAGCACCAGCCACAGCTCCAGCGCCATCGGCATCCCGAAGATCGCCGGCACGCCCAGCCTGACCATCGTTCCGGAAGCGGAAGCGAACCTGACGGACGAGGCCAAGAACGTGGTCGTGATCATCAACCGGCTGACTTCCGCCGCCTTCAACGAGGCGCGGGTGGCAGGCAATTTTGCCGTGGATCCGTACGACGGCCTGACCGTGCTGTACACCAGCGCGCTGCCGGCCTACAGCACCGCTGACAGCGACGCGGTGTGGATGATCGTCGGCGACCTGGACGGCGCGCAGGTGAACTATCCGGAAGGCGAGGGCGTAATCACCAAGTGGGACGACCTGAGCGAAGCCGAGGCCGACATGGTCAAGGTTCACGGCCGGCAGTATGCCGCCCACGGTGTCACCGGCCCCGGCCGTTTTGTGAACGTCAAGAAGAGCGGCGGCAGCACCACGACCACCTGATCGCGGAGGGCTGTGTCTGATGAAAGTGAAACTGATCAGAGCGGCCAGGATCCGGCACGAAGCCGGGGAAATCGTTGAGGTTTCCCCGGCGGAGGCCGGTTTTCTGCTGTCCACGGGAAGCGCAGTGGAAATCTTTCTGACGACTGCACGCGCGACGCCTGAGGACGCCGTGGAGAAGGAAACGCCGGAAGCGGCAGCCGTGCCGAAGACAACAAAAAAGAAAACAACGGGAGCGAAGAAATGAGGAAGCCGTTTCGATTGCTGATTGCCGTGCCATGCACGGATTACATGCACGCGGATTTTGTGAAAAGCCTGACGAAGCTGATCAGCCACCTGCAGCGGGAGGGAGTTTCCTACCAGGTGGAGCTGCACGTCGGGACGCTGGTGTACCTGGGCCGGGACAGTTTGTGCTGCAAGGCCATTAACGAAGGATTTACGCATATTCTGTTCATCGACAGCGACATGGTGTTCGATGAAAACGCGCTGGAAGCGCTGGAATTCTGCGGGAAGGATTTCGTTTGTGGGGCATTCCAGGCGAGGCGGCCGCCGTATGGCAGCTGTATTTTTACAAGCCTCAGGCCTCCGGAAAGAGTACCGAAAGACGGATACGGCATGGAACCTTTTGAGGTAGCGGGGTGCGGAATGGCGTTTACGCTGATTTCCACGGAGATCGTGAAGAACGTAAAAACCAAATTCGGAACCTGCTTTACACCAACAAAGGATTTCGGGGAGGACCTGGCTTTCTGCTGGCGGGCAATCGAAACAGGCGCGAGAATCTGGTGCGAACCGACGGCAAGGATCGGCCACATCGCGCATGTGCCGGTTTATCCCGGAGAGGAGCCGCCCAGATGAAAAGAATCCTGATCACGGCGCCGCTGAGGCAGGACCCTGACGTCTTTGAGGCGTACCAGGAAGGCCTGGACGCGCTGGAGGTGCCGGACGGGTACGAAGTGAGCCGGTTCTTTGTGGTGAACGACTGCAGGGAAGTGATTCCGTATATCCGGAACGCGGACTGGATCACGGCGGAAACCGGGGAAGTCTATCAGAAGACAGGAAACGACCACCTGTGGACGCTGGAACTGATGGCGAAAATGAGCGAGCTGCGGAACCGGACGATTTCGGAGATGCTGCTGGGCGGGTACGATTACTGGCTGAGCGCGGACACGGACATCGTGCTGGACCCGAAGACGCTGAAAACGCTGATTGAGGCGGACAAGGACATTGTGAGCGAGATCTTCTGGACGCAGGCACCGAACGGAAATTACTGGTGCAACGCATGGAAGTATGACCAGAGCTGCGGAATGCCGGAGGAATGGAAAAAGCCGGGGCTGTACCGCTGCGGCATGACGGGCGCCCTGACGCTGGTCAAGCGGAAGGTGTTCGAGGCCGGGGTGGATTACACGCAGATTCCGAACATACGCCAGGCGCTGCGCGGGGAAGACAGGCATTTCTGCGTGCGGGCGGCGTGCGCCGGGTTTGAGCTGTGGATTGACACGCACTGTCCGGCAAATCATTTATACACGCGGAAACTGTATGAGCAGTATATGGCGGGAAGAAGGTGAAAACATGTTTGCGGAAGTGAAGGAGCTGCTGGCCTTTATCGACGGCGATGAATACGACGCGCAGATCATCGCGGAGATCAAAGCCTGCGCGCTGGATCTGACCAGGACGGCGGAGATCAGCCTGGGAGGCGAAATCAGCATCACCAGGGAAAAGACGCCGGCGACCACGACGGAACCGGAACACTGGACGATTACGGACGGCAGCACGGTGAAGGATGATTTGATCATCAAGACGATCGCCGTCTGGTGCAACAAGGAAATCGGAAACCCGCCGAATTACGACAACCTGCAGCGCAGCTATGAAAGCCTGAAGGGCAGGCTGAGGCTGAGCAGGCATTATACGCAATATGACGGGGTGACGACGACATGAGGAAGATGACGAGCTGCAGAATGATTAGCTTTTCACCGGACGCGCATGAAGTCGGCACGGCGCCGGGGGAGATTATCCGCACAGTGAAGTGCCAGGAGATGGGGCTGACGCTGGCGGAGGTTTACCAGGCGGGCGGCGATGGCCTCAGCCCGGAGGCGAAGCTGCTGATCCCGTACGACAGGGAATACAAAGGCGAACGCGAGCTGGAATACAAGGGAGAACGCTGGACGGTGATCCGGACGGACCCGTACAAGGAATACAACGGCGTGATTCTGGCAATCCGGCGGAAGAAGGGCAACAGCGGAAGCGTGGTGAGCGGAAATGCCTGATGAATACACGAACCTGGTGAACGCGCTGAAAGCGCTGACGCAGGGCGAAGCACCGGATCCGGTGGTGACGCTGCCGATGGCGGAAAACGAATGGAACACGCGGCCGGACAGTGTAAGTTACGGCATTGTGAGCCTGGACTTTGAGGCCGACGCGCTGCGGGGGGATGACGGTAAGCGTACGACATCCTACGAGGGCAGCGTGGACCTGTTCAGCCTGGTGAAGGAAGGCGCCGGGTGGGTGAAGCTGATCACGGACACGCTGGCCGAACACTGCGGCGGCAGCTGGAGCCTGAACAGCCTGACCTATGAGCGGTCGACCAGCCTTTTTCACTGGGAATGGACGTTTGAGGTGAGTGGCTGATGGCGTACCAGATGAAGGTCGACGGCATGGCCGAGATCAGCGAGCTGCTGGACAAGATGGAAAAGCAGGCGCCGAAGGTGGCCAGCCGGGCGCTGTATGAGGGCGCCGGAGTAATGGCAAAGGAAATCAGGGAACAGATTGAAGCCATCAAAACGGAGCCATTCAAATATGCCAAAGAAGGGCAGAGGCTTCCGTCACCGGAAGAAAAAGAGGTCCTGCTAAACGCCGGCGCAGGTATTGCGAAATTCGACAAAAACAGCACGGAAGTTGATACGTCAGTCGGATTCAATTCCGCAGGGTATGCTGATGTGAAATTCAAACACATGAGCAGACAGGCGCGCACGAATTACAAAAAAGTAAAATTCGGCAACAAGGAAAGCGTTTCCAGCAACGCCATGTATGTTTTGGTGAAGCATGGCCTTGCAGACAACGGAGCGCAGAATCAGAAACCGATCGGCGTGATCGCAAACTCCATCAATTCAGGCACGTCTTTTATGAAAAAACAGCCTTTTTTCCGGAAAGCGGTCAATAAAGGCAGCAAAAAGGCGATGCAGGCAATGAGCAAAAGCATTGAAGGCGCGTTCGGTGAGTATATCCGGGAAATGAACAATCTATAAACTTTGGAGGGTACATACATGAAAGCGAATGTTGGAATGACCTACGCTGTGGCGGCACCGGTGGACACCTACACGCCCAACAGCGGCATCACCTACGACGAAGGGTTCGTGGTGAGCGAAGCCAGGGGCGCGAGCGTCACCTGGGAGACGGAAGACGGCGAATTTTACGGCGACAACGTGGTGCTGGACGTGGCGAACAGCGTCCTGGGCTACATCCTGGAGTTTGAAACCGCCGGCCTGAAGGACAGCGTCCGGGAGAACCTGCTGGGCGAAACGAAGGACAACAGCGACGTATACCACATTACGGGCGCGGCGGCCCCGGACGTCGGTTTCGGATATATGAAGACCATGCGCGAGGACGAGGGCGGCGTGGTCAGCACGACGTACGAAGTCTGGTGGTATTACAAGCTGAAATTCGGCCAGCCGAACGAGGAAGCGCGGACGAAGGAAAAGAGCGTCGAATGGCGCACGCCGACCATCACCGGCAAGGGCAGCGGCGTTTTCCTGAGCGATGACGCCAACGATCCGGATTATGCGGAGCATAAAACCTTCTCCACGCTGGCGCTGGCGAAGAGCTACCTGAACACGAAGGCCAACATCAGCCCGACGCCGATCATCACCACCACCTGAGGACAGGAAAAAACAGAATAAGACGGAGGCGCTTCCGACGCGGAGGCGCCTCCGGTTTGTTTGAAAAGAAAGGAAGTAAAAGGAAGCATGGCAAGCATCAATCTGAAAGGGCGGGAAATCCCGCTTGTTTACACAACCTGGGAAATGAAACAGATCCAGGAGGAGCTGGGGCCGATGCACAGGGCCATCAAGCTGATCCTGGGACGGAATCCGGACGACGAAAACGACACCAGCGGATACGGCGGGCCGGAACACCTGAGCGCGGCCGCGAAGCTGATCCGGATCCTGGGGAACGCCGGACTGGAAGAGGAAGGCCTGGAGCCGGACCTGACGGACAAAAAGGTCATGAGGGCGCTGCCGCCTTCGGAAATCGCGGCGGCGGTAAACGCGTGCATGGACACGATGGCAAAGGGCATGGCCAGCGAGATCCCGGAAAAGAAAGACGAGGGACCCGTGGACGTGACGCTTGAGGAAATCAACAAAAAAAAAGAGAGAACCGACTGACTTACCTGTTGGTGGTCAGCTGGGGCCTGATCGCGGGCCTTTCCCTTCCGGAGATTCACCGGATGCGGCCGGGCGCGGTGATGGACCTATATATTTACCGGCGGAATTATGACGATATTCAGCACGGTGTGAAAAGAGGGTGAGTAAATGGCCGGAAGCGGCGTAAACGTCAAGATGGGGGTCAGCGGCGTCGCCCAGTTCAAACAGAACATGAACCAGGCGAAACAGGCCGTGAAGACCCTGGACGCGCAGCTCGCCCTGAGCGAAAAACAGTTTAAGGCCAGCGGCGACGCAGAAGCCTACATGACCGAAAAGTCAAAGCTGCTGGAGGCGAAGCTGGAGAGCCAGAAGAAGGTCCTGGAAAACGCCGAAAAGGCGCTGCAGGAAATGGCGGACAAGGGCATCGACAGGTCGAGCAAGGCGTACCAGGACATGTACCGGCAGATGCTGGAGGCAAAGGGCGCGCTGCTGGACACCGAAAACGCCATGCAGGGCGTGACGGAAACCACGGACGACGCGGCCAGCGGCGTCAGTGAGATGAACAGCCAGCTGAAGCAGATCGGCAAGGGCGTCAGTTACGAAAACGTCACAAACGGCATCGACAAAATCACCGGCGCGATGCAGAAGGCGTTCAGCAAGGCGCTGGACCTGGGCCGGGCGATTGTGAAGGAAGTGCTGGGCGCCGGAACATGGGCGGACGACCTGGCGACGCGGGCGAAATTCTATCAGATCGACGAAGACACGCTGCAGCGGATGGACAAGACGGCCACGCTGATCGACACGTCCGTCGACGCGATCATGAACGCGAAGAAAAAACTGAATAAGGCCCTGGCGGAAAAAGGCAAGGGAGATATGGGCGCCTGGGCGGCGCTGGGGATCAATCCGAACGACGCAAAGGACGCGGACGACCTGCTTTGGAAAACCGGCGAAGCCATTATGCGGCTGAAGGACGCAAGCGAGCAGGAATATTACGCGCAGGAGCTGCTGGGCCGCAGCTGGCAGGAACTGATCCCGCTGTTTGAAGCCGGACGGGAAAAATATGAGGAAACGAACGCCAGCTGGCACACGGTTTCCAAAGAGAGCGTCGACGCGCTGGGCGAAATGGACGACCAGTACCAGGTGATGACGGCGGAGTGGGAAACCTTCAAGACGGAGATACTGGCCACGTTTGCAGGTCCCTTGACGGAAGGCATGAAGGTGATCACCGGCCTTTTCCAGGAGCTGAACGAATACCTGCAGACGCCGGAAGGCAAGGAGATGCTGAAGCAGATCAGCGACACGATCAGCGCACTGATCAGGGACCTGACGAACATCAGTCCGGAGGACGTGGTCGCCGGGCTGAAGAGCGTGATCGACAGCATTGTCGGGGCGCTGCAGTGGGTGACTGAACGCTCCGACGACGTGATCACAGCGATGGAGGCCATTGTCGCCGGCTGGGGGCTGCTGAAAGTGACGGGCGGCGTGCTGACGGTGCTGAAGGTGGTCGAGGGCCTGCAGTGGCTCAAAAGGAATCCGAATATCCCGATTCCGGGGACCGGAGGAACGCCGACGACGCCGACCACACCGACGACGCCGACCACACCGACGACACCGACGACACCGACGACACCGACGACACCGACAACGCCGACAACGGGCCCTGTTGTGTCGACAGGCGGGAAAAGCGGGTTCTGGTCGAAGATCGGAACAGGACTTAAAAATATTGCCATGACGGGCGCTGCGCTTCTGCCGGCAGCTGTGGCGGTGGACAGCGTAATCGACATCATCAAGAGCACAAACGAAAGCCTGGCACGCGGGCAGGCGTCCATTGATCAGTTTGCGGCGGACGCGGCGAAATACGCGGACAGCTACGGGTTTGAGCAGTACAGCAACCTGTACGGATACCTGCATATCAAAAACGCGGGAGAAGGCAGCGGACAAGCCTTTGAGGGGATGGACGCATTCGCGCAGGCCTGGGACGACTGGTGGAACGACCGGACGGAGAATCCCGTTTTTGACCGGATGCTCCAGATGATGGACGACGACAAGTTTGACCGGTTCCAGGCGGCGATGGAAGCCTACACAAGCGGCGTCGGCTTTGACCGGTACGAAATGAACGACGACCTGCAGGCCGGCCTGGACGCGATGAAAGAGGCCATTGACGACCTGTCCGGCGAAGGCGTGAGCGAGGTTAAGGACGCCGGAAAGGACATGAGCGACGCGGCGGGCGAGATGGCGAAGCTGCCGAAGGAAACGGCGGTGGCCGTGGCGGAGGCCCTGAACGGGGCGCGGGTCGTGATTGACGGAGCGGAACTGACGGCGGTGGTCGGAAACGTGATGGCCGGCGTGCTGGCGCGTTATTCAGTATAAACGGAGGGCAAACCGATGATTTTGACAAGACGGGCGGCCCTGGGCGGGACGCAGCTGGACAGCCAGGACGCGTCCATCGTGATCAGCGGCACGGATCCGGGAACGCCGAAGGAAACAGTGAACGCCGTGAGCCTGATGGGCGGCAGCGGACAGCGGATTTCCGGCAGGCATTACGAAATGATCGAGGCGTCGGTATCCTACGCCATCAACAAACCGAAAAAGCAGCTGGCGGCGCGGAGGGAAGTGTTTGACAAAGCGAACGCCTGGGCGCTTGCCAAAGGCTGGCTGACGATGAACTGCATGGACGGGAAACGGCTGTGGGTGGAAAACGTCGGGATTCCCTCCAGCGGCGATCTGTTCAACTGGACGGAGGAGTATACGATCACCTTCCGGGCCTACGGCGTACCGTTCTGGCAGGACGCGACGGCGACGACAGCGACGATCGCGGCGGCGGATGAAGGCAGCGGATCCATCACAGTCCCGGGAACAACGGAAACAGTCTGCAACGCTGAGATCACGAACGCCAGCGGCGACACGATTGACACGATGGGCGTGACGATCGGAAGCAGCAGCTTCAGCTTTTCCGGGCTGGGCCTTGCGAACGGGGAGAAGCTGGTGATCGGCCACCAGAACGACGGCGTGCTGTTTATCCGGATCTACAACGGGAACCTGTACAGGGACGCGTACGGAAAGCGGACCGGCGGGAACGACGATTTGTACGTCAATCCGGGAAGCAACGACATTACAATCACCGGCGGGAGCGTGACGGCAACGGTCAGCTGCTACGGGAGGTATTTATAAAATGATTTTGCTTGACGGCCACAGCCTGACGGCGGCGCGGGCGGTTACGGCGGAAAACATGAGCCTGCAGCTGAAGGAACGGGACAGCACGGCGAACATGACGCCGGTGAGCCTGGACGGGATCGGCGTGAACAGCTGGCTGAAGGATGACCGGGAACCGGGCGCCGGCATTGTGTGGCGGGTAAAGTCCATCCAGCAGCAGTACAACACGAAAACGCCGGGCGTTTCGCTGGAGCATGTGATCTGCACGCTGAAGGACCTGATCCTCTTCGGGGAGATCACGCCGAAGGAAATCACCGGCAGCAGCAGCGCGACGACATGCACGGCCCGGCAGGCCGTGGAATATATCCTGGGCCGGCAGAGCGACTGGACGCTGGGGTCGTTTGATTACGGCAGCGTGACGAACGCCTACAAGTTTGACGGGGAAACGCTGTACGACGCGCTGGAGACGGTCACGGACACGCTGGAAAATGCGGTATGGACCTATGACATGAGCAGCTATCCGTTCACGCTGAACATTGTGCAGCGAAGCGCGGGCGTGGACAGCGAACTGAGGGCCGGGCGGAACCTGCGGACCATCAGCAAGACGATTGACAAAAGCGGGATGTACACCCGTTTTTATCCCATCGGCAAGGATGATCTGCACCTGCCGGGCGAATACGTTGAAAAGAACGTTTCGACATACGGCGTCATCAGCAAAACCGAAACGGACCAGAGCCGCGCCACGGAAGAGGAGCTGACGGCCTGGGCGAACGAGCGGCTGAACGCGCACGCGCAGCCGGTGGTAACGGTGACGGCGGACGGCCTGGAGCTGAGTCAGGCCACGGGCCAGCCGCTGGACAAACTGACGATTGGGAAGATCTGCCGGATTCCGCTGCCGGAGTTTGATACGACGATTCAGGAACGGATCACGGAACTGAACTATCCGGACAAGATCAACCAGCCAGAGGTCGTGAGGGTCACCCTGGCAAACAGCCGGAACGACGTGACAAAGATCATCGCGGACGCCATCAAAAGCGGCGGGCGCGGAGGGCGCGGTGCAGCCAGGAAGGACAAAGAGGACCACGCCTGGTTTGAAGACACCAACGACCACGTCGCGATGGTGGCCACGGGCATCATCGGCGTGGACGCGCAGGGAAACCCGAACTGGACGCGGCTGAGCGAATTCATCGCCGACGGAGAGGGCCTGCACGCGAAGGTCGAAACCCAGATGGGCGCCGTGACGGACCGGGTGGCAACGCTGGAGATCAACGAGACGGAGATCCGCGGAGAGGTCGCCGCAGCCAGCAGCACCATGTACAGCGTGGTATCGCAGACCGCGACAAACTTTTACACGGAGGTCAGCCGGCGGGCGCGGGTGTTCGTGCAGGTGACGGACCCGCGGAACAACGCGGGCGTTTCCCTGATTACCGGCGACATCTGGATCAAGTCCGTGAGGGTTCAGAGCTGGAACGATTTTGCCGGGAAGACCTGGAGCGACGCAGGCACATTCGACTGGAACCAGTATTCCGGCGCGCCGCAATATACATGGGACGGCACACGCTGGGAAAAAATCGGCGACTACGGCGCAACGGTTGAATGGGGAACGCGGATCGACCAGAACGAGACGAACATTACGCTGCTGGCTCACGCGATCGGCATCATTGACCCGACGGCCCTGGCGGAGATCGACATTTCGGCGGACCAGATCACGCTGGCGGTCAGCGCGGCAAAGAGCGAACTGTATTCCGTAATCCGGCAGACGGCTACGAACATCACGGCGGAGGTCGTCAACGACATCGACGGGGTTTCTTCCTATGTGGAGCAGACCGCAAGCAGCCTGAATTCCGCGATTGCGCGAAAAAACAAGGTTTTCGTGATGATGACGGACCCGGCGAACAGCGAGACGGTGGTTGACGGGGACATCTGGATCAAGTCCTCCGGCAACGACAATATCAAGCCGACGTGGTCCGAACTGAGCGCGAAGAGCTGGGCCAGCCAGAACAGCACCAACTGGCGGGAGTATTACGAAGGATACTGGTACGTTCGGAAGAGCGGCGTCTGGGAGCGCATGAACGCCAACGCAGACGTGGTGGAAATCGGCACGTTTGTGCAGCGGGACGAAAAGCAGATTTCCCTGATTGCCAGGGACGTCGACGCAAACCACCAGGAAATGGGCGCCAGGCTGCAGGTGACGGCGGAGCAGATCCGAAGCGAGGTTCACGCGGCGAAATCGACGCTGTATTCGGAGATCACGCAGACAGCGACGCAGATCCGTTCCGAAGTGACGAACACAACGGCGGGGCTGACCAGCTCCATCACGCAGAACGCGGACAAAATCGCGCTGGTGGTGGAAACAAGGGAAGGTACGGACTATATCAAACCTGCTTCGATTGTCGCGGCCATCAATAACGGGTCGTCAACGATCCAGCTGTCCGCGGACCATATTGACATTGACGGACTTGTAACGGCATTAGGAGCAAAAGACATCGGATGCGGCGCCCTGACAGTCGAAGGAAATGCTGAATTTTATAAAACAGTGGAAATTGGAAAGAAAATTGAATTTGATGCCAATGCCACGATGGAAATCAGCGACGGCAAATTAAAAATGGGAAACTATAACGCCAGCTGGAAGTCGAAGACGGTCATGACCGGCATTTCAAGGTCAAACACCAGGAACTTTGTGTATGCGAAAAACGGAAACATCAGCGACCTTGACACCATCCTGGGGTCCCTGGTGACGGACACGGCGACCGCGACGATCTATTACCTGGGGAGGTAAGCATGGCTGAAGCGAAAAGGATCGGAGAAGACATTACGGTGAACGACGGAGGCGGCCTGCTGGACGCGGAGGGCCTGATCGACACGCTGATCATGGACTGCAACAGCCTGCCGAAACACCTGATTGACAATCAATTCGTGAAATTCGGGCTGACGCTGGCCCAGATGGTCCAGAAGCTGAACGCGCTGAAGGGCGGCATCAAAAGCGAGAACAGCAAGATGACAGAAATCATCAAAGACCTGGAGGCAAAGAACAGGGAATACGCGCAGCAGCTGTTCGGAGGTGGAAGCGGATGACGCTGGACCTGATGATCACGCACTGGACGGAGCCGTGGGAAGTCGGAAGGAACGCGCTGACAATGCTATCCCTGCAGCGGGGTGTGGACTGGAAGGAAATCCGGGTCACGATTGTGCATGACGGATCGGAGCGATTCCAGGCGGAGTATTTCGCCGGGTTTCCTTTTGCCGTCAACCAGGTGGAACTGACGCACCGCGGGATCGCCGCCGTGCGGAACTGGTGCATCGACCACGCCGCCGCGGAATGGATCAAATGGTGTGACTTCGACGACACCTTCGCGAACGTGTACGGGCTGAAAAGCATCATGGACGCGCTGAAGGATGCGGACCGGATGGACATGATCTGGTTCGACCTGCTGTGCGAGATTGACGGGCGTGTCTGGCTGCGGAAGGAACGGAACCCGGTATTCATCCACGACAAGGTGTTCCGGCGGGCGTTCCTGAACGAGCACGGGATCCGGTTCAAGGAGGACCTGGTCTGGTGCGAGGACAGCGCGTTCCTGGCGGTTGTGGAGATGGAGATCGACGTGCACCGGATCGGACATATCACGACAAGCAGCCCGATATACCTGTACATCAAGCGGGACGGGAGCCTTTGCAACCGGCAGGAGATCCGTTTCCGGAACCTGCAGAGCTTCTTCGACCGGCACTGCTATGTGGCGGAGGAGTTCCTGAAGCGCGGGATGACGGACCCGTACTACACGATGTGCGTGCGGATCATGGCGGACAGCTATTACACCTTATGCCGGGCACCGAACATCCGGGAAGACAAGAGCGAGCACGAGGCCCGCGTGTGGGCGTGGTTTGAAGCGCACCGGGAGGACTTCTGGTCCTGCCGCCCGGAGATGATCCCATTTGTGATGAAGGCCGTCAACCAGGAAGACTATGACGGCGGAACAATTACCTATGAGCAAGTGATCCAATGGATCCACGAACATGAAAGGAGTGTTGCCTGATGGCAAGCTACACAACAAACCTGAACCTCAAGAAACCAGCCGGCAGCGAGAACGTCGCGATCGGTGACATCAACGGGAACATGGACACGATTGACACGGCGTTTGGTGTGCTAAACAGTAATATATCAACGAAAACACAAGATATTTATAATAACGGAGATGTTATTGCATATAAATCCGGGAATGTTGTTTTTGTGTGCATCACATATGGAACCTATAAATGCACAGAAGCAAACGGAGAAGTCCTGACAAATGCCGGTGCATCTTTTGCTCTGCCTTCTGGTTGGAGACCTGCAAACTCTGTAAGAGCAACCGAATACTCATACAAGTATTCGATGTATGTCAAAACAGACGGAACGATTCACTCGCTTGAAACATTTTCAAACTCTGCAATCCGTGTGACGTTCACATATGTAACACCGTAATCCAGAATTACGGTATAATATCAGTGCTCTATAGGATGTGTACCACACATCTTTCAACCAAGCGCGTCATCTGATTGTTTAACGAAATAAAAAAGGAGGGAGAAATCACCATGCCCGAAACGAAAGTATATTACGTCATGGAGCTGCAGACCTACGGCGACGGGACTGGATCCGCGATCCCGCAGGCCTACGACAACCTGCCCGCGGCTGAATCGAAATACTACCTGATCCTGTCCGCGGCGGCCATCAGCAGCGTATACCGGCACGGCGCCGTGCTGATGACGGAGGAAGGCTTCACGATGAAGCAGGAAGTCTTCACCCACGCGCTGCAGCCGGAGGAATAACATGGACTGGTGGATTATTGCGATCGTGATCATCACGGTCGCGTTTTTAATTGCGGACTGGTTCATCGTGATGGGGCCGGATATGCGCTGCTGGAAGGGGGACGGAAAGCGTGGCAAACGATAAGGTCATCAGCACGCAGGTGCTGATCGAAAAGTTTGAGGAAGCGCTGCGGGACGACTGGGGATACATCTGGGGGACCGCGGGGGAACTGTGGACGGCGGCAAAACAGAAGGAACTGGAACGAACCACGGACGCGGACCGGGAACAGGGCCGGAAATACGGATCCAAATGGATCGGTCACAGGGTCGCGGACTGCAGCGGACTGTTCAAATGGGCTTTCAAGCAGCTGGGCGGATACATGTACCACGGCAGCGACACCATGTTCCGCAAGTACACGACCGCCAGGGGAACGCTGAAGGCCGGCAGGCGGACGGACGGGCTGGAACTGCTGCCGGGGACGGCGGTGTTCGTCTGGAAGGAAAGCAAAGGGAAATACACGCATGTGGGCCTCTACATCGGGGGCGGCTATGTAATTGAGGCCGCCAGCACGATAAACGGGGTCATCAAAGGCAAGGTTTCCGCGAGCAAGTGGACGCACTGGGGCAAGCTGAAGGGCGTGGAATACGCGGAGGAAGGCACGGACCCGACGCCGGAACCGGCGCCTGATCCGCAGCCGGTGAAGAAGCAGACGATCCGCAAGGGCAACAGGGGCGCCCTGGTAAAGGAAATGCAGACGATGCTGGACAGGCTGGGGTACAGCCTGGGAATCTGCGGGATTGACGGGGATTACGGCGTCGCCACGGAAAAGGCCGTGAAGGAATTCCAGCGGGACCACCGGCTGGAGCAGGACGGCGTATGCGGCCCGAAGACCTGGGAGGCGCTGCAGGAGGCCGTGGACAGGCTGGAGGAAAAGCCGGCGGAGGAAACCTGGACAGTGACGATTCCGGGACTGACGAAGGAACAGGCGGAGGAACTATGCAGGATGTGGAAGAATGCGACGTCAAAAAACGGATAAACGCCGAAATCCGCTGGTGTTTCACATACGAAGAGGAAAAGGAATGCGTCGGCGCCGGCGGGCGGAAGCTGAGACGGGTGTGTATATGGTGTCCGAATTTCAGAAAAGGAGAAGGGGAGAAAAATGAAAAAGGCAACTGAACTGGTGGCGGCGGCAGGGGGTGCGATCGCTTCATTCTTTATCAACATGCCGCCGCTTGTGTGGATCCTGATCGCGGTAATGACGATTGACTTTGTGACGGGCCTGATCTGCGGGGCGATGGGAAAGAGCAACAAAACGGAAAACGGCTATATTTCCAGCTCCACGGCGTTCGTCGGCCTGCTGAAAAAGGCGCTGATCCTGCTGATTGTGCTGCTGGCGGCGCTGCTGGACCGGGCGGTGAGCGCCGGGGCTGGAATCACGTTCGACGCGGTGATGGGCGCGACGTGCCTGTGGTTCATCGCGTCGGAAGGCTTTTCCATACTGGAGAACGCCGCGATGATGGGAATCCCGGTGCCGAAGATCCTGTTGAAATTACTGGAGATCATGAAGGAAAAGGGCGAGGTTCCGGAGGACAAGAAACCGAAGGAAGAAGAAAAGGAAGCGGAAGACGATGGAGAAAAGCTGTAAAAACTGCGAAGGCCAGGGGGAGAAATGCGTACCGTTTTTTGACGTGCAGAACACGATGATGCATTATAACTGGGCGAACCGGCGGATGCTGATCGCACTGGTCTGCATCTGCATCACGATGATCTGCGTCGTGATTGTATTCGCCACGAACCAGACAAAGCGGGAACAGATGTGGCAGGAGACGATCAAAAGCATGTACAGCTCCACCGTGACGGGGGTGGACCATGAACAGCACGACGCAGATCATTAAGATCCTGGAGGAATACGTCCACCGGAGACAGGACCGGGAGATCATGCGGATCTATCTGACGGATCATCCCGGAAGCCTGGAAAGAATCGCAGAAGAAGTAAACGTGGACGTATCCACGGTAAAACGGGCGATCAACCGGAATTCCTTTGTGTATAAGTATTTCCCGGACAATGAGCCGGAAACGAACCAAAACTGAACTGAATAAACAACGAAAAAGGGCTGTTTGCGAACTTTCGCGGACAGCTCTTTTTTTTTATTCTTTTGGTAAAGAAACGCGGAGGAACGGGGAAATGTGGATCAGATGCAATCCGAACCCGCTGGGGAAACAGACGGGCGACTGCGTGATCAGGGCGATCGCGATCGCGACGGACAGGAGCTGGCGGGAAACATACCGGGATCTGTGCAGGATGGGCGAGATCATGGCGGATCTGCCGAACAGCGACGCGGTTTGGGGGAACTATCTGAGGGAACACGGCGCGAAGCAGTTCCTGCTGCCGGAAAGCTGTCCGAGCTGCATCACGGTGAGGGCGTTCTGCGACCGGTATCCGGAAGGGGTATATGTGATCGGGACCGGAAGCCACGCGGTGGCCGTGATTGACGGGGACTGGTACGACGCCTGGGACTGCGGCGGATCCACGCCGTCGTTCTTCTGGCGGGTGAAATAAGGAGGGAACAGGATGGCCTATTTTAACGGTTACCCGGCGACGTATCAGCCGATGTTTCAGGCGCAGCAGTACCAGGCACCGCAGCAGAGCCAGCAGGGCGGGCTGATCTGGGTGCAGGGCGAGAGCGCGGCGAAAAGCTACATGGTCGCGCCGGGGAACACGGTGCAGCTGTGGGACAGCGAGGAGAAAATCATTTATCTGAAAAGCGCGGATCCGTCCGGGATGCCGTCAATGAAGATCCTGGACTACACGATCAGAGGCGAGGAAAAGGAACAACCTGCAGTGGAATACGCGACGAAAGAAGATCTGAACGCGCTGGCGGAAAAGGTGAAGGAACTGAGCCGGCGAAAAAAGGTCGTGCGGGAGGTAGAGGACGATGAGTAATCCATTGTTCGGAATGATGCAGAACCGGACACCCATGAACGGGATGATGCAGAAGTTTCAGCAGTTCAGCCAGATGTTCAGGGGAGATCCGAAGCAGCAGGTGCAGCAGCTGCTGAACAGCGGACGCGTGAGCCAGGCGCAGTACAACCAGGCGGTGCAGACGGCGCAGCAGCTGGCGCGGATGATGGGGATCAGATGATAGGAACCGCTGAGTGATCATTAAGCGGCGAATATAAAAAATCATATGAAAGGAATAGAACACTATGGCATTGACAGACGAAGGCACCGGCACCACGATGCTGGTGCAGCCTTCCGGATTCGGCGGAAATAACGGCGGATTCGGTGACATGGGATCCGGATGGTGGATCCTGCTTCTGTTCATCCTGATGGGCGGCTGGGGCGGAAACTTCGGCGGAGGCTTCGGCGGGATCGGCGGAGACTTCTATCCGTGGATGAACCAGAACAACCAGATCAGCAGCGGTTTTCAGAACCAGATGCTGAACGACAACATCACAGGCATCCAGAACAGCCTGAACGGCATCAGCACCCAGCTGTGCAACAATCAGATGGCGGACCTGGAGCGGAGCTTTGCATCCCAGACGGCCATGACGGCCGGAATGACCGGACTGCAGGCCCAGCTGGCAAACTGCTGCTGCGAGAACAGGGCAGCGACCGCAGACCTGAAGTACACCGTCGCGACAGAAGCCTGCGCGGACCGCGCGGCCATCGCTTCCGCACTGCGGGATGTGATTGACGCAACACAGAACCAGACGCAGACGATCCTGGACAAGATGTGCCAGCAGGAGATCGACGCGCTGAAGAGCCAGAATCTTGCGCTGCAGAACCAGGTGAACATGCAGGCACTGGCTGCCTCACAGGTGGCGCAGACCGCGCAGCTGGTGGCGGATAACACCGCTCAGACGCAGTATATCGTGAACCGCGTGGCTCCTTATCCTATCCCGGCCTACACCGTGGCGAACCCTACAACGCCCGCGGCCTGACGGGAGGGTTGAGACATGGACATGCTCAAGGAACTGAAAGAGCTGAAGGATACCATCGCAAACGAAATCGTAGAGGCAAACAAGAAAATCAGAAAAGCAGGCGGAGATCTGAACACAGGCGACATCGAGATGATCGACAAGCTGACACACAGCATGAAAAGCCTGGTAACAACCTGCGCCATGCTGGAAGCTGATGAGGGATACAGCGGCGATTATATGCCGTATTATTCCAGGAACGACGAACCGGAGAGGCGCTACAGCCGGAATTACAGCGGGACCTATGGCCGGGAAGGCCGGAACGAAAGCCGCTACAGCCGGAACGGATACAGTCGCGGAGTGGACTGGAACGAGCACCTGCGGATGATGATGGACGAGGCGCCGGATGAAGCGACGCGGATGGACATCAAAAAGCTGATGGATCGCATGGCGGGATAAAAAAGGAAGGCGCTGAAAAGCGCCTTCTCTTTTTGTCCGTTCACACCGCGATCCGGTAGATCGTGATCCGCGGGTTCGGACGTGTCACGGTTGGCAGACCGGATTTGTCATTATCCGAACTTTCAGGCGGAAGATCTGACAACGGGATCCGGGTGTTTCCCTCCACGTTATTGATCACAATCTTCAGGTGATCATCGTAAACAAACACCGAATTGATGAATGTTTCGATTATACTTCTGCGGAGCAGCGGATCATTCCTGTTTCCGGAGGTAAAACGGTGCAGGAAAAACAAAACGCGATCACGGTCCAGGAGCTGGGACTGGGAATATCGGAGGGTTTCCACGGAAACGCGGAGGTTTTCGGCGGCGTCCTCCAGCTCTTTCAGCTTCGCGGAGGTAGATGAATTCCAGATGCCGGCGGCGATCGCGTCGTTGATATTGTCAATCTTTTTCTGAACGTCCTTATATTCCGCTTCCATAGCGGCCAGGGGGGAAGATTTCATTTCCTCCGCCTGGAGGGCCATGACGGCGTCCACGATCTTTTCGATTTCCGCGTCGCTGAGAACATAGTCCAGGACAAAGGAAACGACGGCGTCCTCCAGCAGGTTCTTTGATACGGATTTCTTTGTACAGGCTTTATCATGCTTCCGGTGGTAGCAGGAATAATAATGATGGCGGACGCCGGTTTTTGAGGTTCCGGAATCGCCGACCATAGCACCGCCGCAGAGACCGCAAAAGGCCTTTCCGGTCAGCAAATAATCCACGGCGCCCTGCTCCACATGGCGGGCGGTTTTCTTTTTCATGCGCTGGGCCTCCTCGAATTCGGCGGGGCTGATAATCACCGGCATTCCGCCTGGCGTCCGGACGTTTCCCCAGATATAAACGCCGGTATATCGTTCGTTTGAAATGATCTTCAGGATTCCCTGGGCGCAGAACGGATTGCCGCGCCAGGTATGAAGGCCGCGGGCGTTCAGGTCCCGCGCGATCATGGCGGCGGACCAGCCGGAGCGGTACAGGGAAAATATATCACGGACGACGGCGGCCTCCTCCGGCTGGATGATATAACGTCCTTCCGAATCGGAAGTATAGCCGAAGGTATGCGTTCCGTTATACATGCACCGGCGGGCATTGTCCGCCATGCCGCGGAGGACGTTTTCCGAAAGCTGACGGGAATACCATTCCGCGGTTGCCTCCAGCATTCCCTCCAGGAGAACGCCGGCGGATCCTTCCGGGATGGGTTCCATCGCATAGAGGACCTTGACGCCGAAACGGCGCAGGCGGCCCTTGAACAAGGCGGACTCTTCCCGGTTCCGCCCGAAGCGGTCCACCTTCCAGCAGATAATGCTATCAAAAGTGCCGGAATCCGCGGAGGCCATCATGGACTGGAATGCGGTCCGGGCGGAAACATGCCGGAAACCGGACTTTGCGTGATCCGCGTATTCATGCACAAGGGTATAGCCTTCACGCTTTGCAAAGGCGCGGATGTCCGCCAGCTGCTGTTCGATGGAAACGTCACGCTGGCCGGCGGAGGAATAGCGAGCATATGCGACAGCCGTCCGCGGGGCGCAGGAAGGAACAGAATTCTTTTTCATAATACGAAATCAATCCCATGAAGTTACAATGTGAATATCATTAATAGCACGGGGCAGGACCATCTTCTGAAACAGCATATATTCACCGGACATCTCAAAAGCGAGATAATGAGCCTGGGTCAGATAAAACACATATTCTTTTCGTTTCATGGAATAATCAACAACAGAAACATGAACGCCGTCACTTTTCAACTCCCAATCACCGGAACACACGAAGCTCATGCCGTCAGTGTCAAACATGGAAAAATGATTCACTTCATAAACGGCGACACCATTATCAAAAAGGCATAGATACATATAGGCCATGTTTCCGGTGGTTTGCTGTGATATACCGATCCAGGTACCGACAAGCTCCTGCTGAGTATCAGCAAATGATAAAGAGGGGAAAAGTACAATCAATGAGAGGAGCAGGACAATGATTCTTTTCATCTTTGGCGCCTCCTTTTAACAATCAGAGCGATAATTACAATCAGCAAAGCTAGCAGACCGGTGACAACATAGATCGCCATGCGGGAAAATACTACGATAACGATTACGGCCAGAATCAGGAACAAAAGCAGAGCGATCATATATGCCTCCTTTATTCTTCATAGCCGTCCATATAGGAACCGAAATCCGCCAGGGCGGAGCCGTCCGTCAGGGTAGCGTTACGATAATATTCTATAAAATTGACGATATAGTCCATAAACTGATCGCGGACGAGGCGGTTCATTTCAGCCGGAACGGATACGGCGGGGATCCGGCGCATACAAGACAGACAATAATCAAAACAGCCGGTCAGGTTTCCGAGCATTTCGGTGGTGATCCGGAGGCCGGCGGCCTGGAACGCGTGGATCATCGGACGGGGGCATAATAAATGATTCGCAAACGCTTTTGCCTCCTCATTCCGAAC